TATGTTAACCATGTAGAATCTGCTTCTACTAATAGATTATATGTATAAGCTGTAAGACTTGGAAACATTGTAGCCGATACAACTACAGATGTTACAGAAGTACCACTTGCTGTATTATAAAATGTCCAAACGAAATTACTTCTACTATCAATACCAGCAGTTGCACCTGTAAGAGCGTCTTGTAAACTACTATACGTGTAGTTACGCGTTATAACCTTTTGAAAGTTAAAAGCTGATAATATATATGTAATTCTTCCAACAGTGTCATTACCAAAATTAATTGCGCTTGGTTGAAACACAACAGTAAGTGGAGAGTAACCTGTTAAAGTTACCAATGGAGAGGCCTGATCTGGCTGCGGAAAATTATATGCTAATACAGACATTAATATTGTACTTTATAGGTAATAAGGTTTAATTTTTGAGTTTGATATGGAAAACTAATAAATGTAATAACGTAAGTTTGAGTATCCTCGTTATAACAAAATACAGGGGCTTCCATATAACTTACCGTACCTAGTGGGTAAACATACTCTTTAAATACGTTAGGGTTGGTAGTGTTTGTTGGATAAATTCTAGTTCTATCTTTCGGATTGTTAAGATCAAGTCGATACAATACAGGTACAACTACACTAGAAAGGCCGTTGTTACCTATAATAGATGTAGAGCCTCCTGTTATAGTGCTTGAAACCAACGTACAAATGGTGATATTATTGTTTATATCATCATACCAATTACCACCATAATAAGTTACAGCATTAGGAGAAAGATTACCTATACTACTATTAAAATAATTAGTTAATATGGCATTACTTGCTGTAGACCCGGCAGATAATGGTAAATAGTTTTGTAGGGATTTTTGTATTGTGTAGGTATTATAATCAAATGTAACCTTTTCGTACAATATAGTACTAGAAAGCTGTATAACTAACGTATCATAAAACACTTCAAAGTTTACAATATTGTTTGCAGTTAATTGACTATAAATTGTACTATCATATATGTAGTTATTATATATTAAATTTAAAGCAGATGGCCCTATGTTAATAGTACCATCAACTGTTTTTGTCCACAAAGTTCCAGTAGCAGTAACCATGGAATACATACTGTATGGTCTTGTAAACGGTTTATATAAACCGTATTGATTACCAAACACATCTGTACACCAAGAGTAAAGCTCTCTTCCTGGGGTAAACACCAAATTGGTTATTCTTTGATTTAAATTAAAGTAATTAAACTCATCTAAACTGTTAGCACCATTATTTTGGTTCCATATATTTTTATAAGGGCCTTCCCAAAATTCAAAATCATATTCTGCAGTAACTATACCGTTGTTACTAGATTTTGTGGTTTCATAAAAAGACTGATACGGAACAAATTTTTGATATGTGTCTGTATTAACAACTGTACCGTCATATAGGTTTGATATACCTATAGCTTTCATCCAGTTGGTATTGGTGTTATGAGTTACTACTTTAGAATCAAGATTGCTACTACCTATCGTAAAGCCTTTATTAAAACGTGTTGGATCAATATATCTGTAACCTGTACCTATAGCTACTTGAGTGGAGTCAATACTATATATTATATTTTTAGTTAAATAGATTGACGCACCAAGATTACTCGGTACAAAATAACCACCAAGTTGATCGCTCGTAACAATGTTCTCGTTTAATTGGGGTGCAAGTGCAACTGTAGGGTAATACCTGTTTGTTAAATTAGCAAAAGGAGCAATAGGTATAACGCTAGAAGAAATCAGTCCAGTACTTGTACTAGAAAGTAGATACTCGCTATTACCTAAATACTTCTGAGATAAAGTATTTAAATCAGAATTTATTTGGTCTTGTGTAGCAAAACTATCTACAACTGTATTACCGGTATCCATTAATGATAATATTTATAACCGGTGCATTAACTACCAACCATTAATTTATAAGTACTTCCAGAAGAATCTTGTATTGTAATATATCCGTTATTGGTAACTGGAGTGTTTACAAATGAACTGTTTAATAGTATATTAGAAGCACTCAATGTTACCCCAGTTATTGCCCCGCCGGTAATATTAACATTGTTTGCATTTTGTAACGACATACTACCATAAGAAGAAGCTATTGTTATACCTCTCATGTTTACAACCACCCCGGTAGTTGTACTTGTAGCTACTAACATTGGTTTGGAAACTTGCCCCACTGTTACAGGTGCTGTAGATGTTAGAGTACCTGTACTTGTGGGCGATAAGAAGTAGACTGCACCATCTGTTAAACCGGATAAACCTGAAATATAACCATGATATACTATAGTAAATGTGCTACCTGTAGAAGACTGTACAATGCCAAGTGCTTCAGCATCGGAAGAAGTATCTGCTTCTGCTAATACATAACTACCACCACCAGAAGCTCTTGCAACTACTTGACCGGCAGAAAAGGAATTTGAGAAAGTAATGGTTTGTATTGTATTACCACCAAACCCGCTATACCCCGATATACCAGAGTAACCAGAAGTTCCTTGACCTGAATACCCTGAAATACCACTATAACCGGAATACCCAGAAATACCACTAGCAGCATAAGCACCAGGGAGTCCACTATAACCTGAAAAACCTGAAATACCGCTATAGCCAGAAATACCACTATAACCGGAATACCCAGAAATACCGCTATAACCAGAGATACCGCTATAACCGGAGTAACCACTAAATCCTGAAATGCCGCTCCATCCAGAATAACCACTAATACCACTATACCCAGATGTACCTATACCTGAATACCCAGATTTACCAGAGTAACCAGAAACACCTGAACCACTAAAACCAGAAATACCACTAAATCCTGAAATACCACTATACCCGGATGTACCTATACCTGAATAACCGGACGCCCCAGAAACACCTTGCCCTATAGGTGTACGTACCACTGTAAACACTGAACTACCATTATACTGATAGGCAGCTGTAATTGGTGAAACGCTTGACGTATAAGCAGAAACCTGTAATAGTATTCTGTCAGTAGAAGATAGAGTAGTAATACTTGATGTGGCGTAAGAAACTTTTTGATACGTAGAAGTAGTATCATTCACTGCTCCACTATCGGCACTTAAAATAAAAGTACCAGTAGAACTAGTGGTCATTGAATATGTATATATGCTAAATACAAAATTTGCTGAACCACCCAGCACATAACGATAAAATTCAACATCCCACAAACCAGCGGGTATCTCTGTCACTCCCGGTTCTCCAATTGGTGTTAGGTACCAACCAAATGCAGTCACCCCGGCGCTAGAAGTAATTATAGCATAATCATCATTAATTGTCGAGCCACCACCGCCTGGCTGTAAAGCCATTACTTCATATAAAGCAGGGTTTTGATCGCTGTTAACCTCTTGTAAAAAATATGTTCTACCATAAACAGATGCTCCAACTTGTCCGCTAAAGCCTGAATAACCGCTAGGGCCACTATAACCGGAGTAACTAGAGTAACCACTATATCCAGAATAGCTTGAATAACCACTATATCCAGAATAGCTTGAATAACCGCTGTAACCGGAATAGCTAGAGTAACCACTATATCCAGACCAACCTGACGTACCAGAATAACCAGAAGTACCCGAGCCAGAATAACCAGACCAACCCGATATACCTGATCTACCAGAATAACCAGACCAACCTGAGTTTCCATTACTACCATTTGCTCCTGCCGGGCCAGAATAACCACTGTAACCGGAGTAGGTACCACTAAAACCACTCTTACCAGAGTAACCACTGGTACCAGCGCTATTAACTAACATTGATGTATCTACTTTTACTAATGCCATATTATTAACGTATTACTATCACTATAATTGTATTAACAGGTGGTGGCCCGCTAAAGGTTATGGTTTGATTTTGAGAGCTAATTGTATAGCTACTGTCTGGAGTCTGTACAATACCATCAATAGTAACTTGATAAGCACTTGAAGTACTTGAAGTTATATTATTTAAGGCAAAGGTGGTTGTATTACCGTCGCCTATAAAAGTAAAATATGTTGGTAAAGTAGATGCCATCGCAAGAGAGGTTGATGTTGCTACGGATGCTATAACATTAGAAAATAGATAATCTGTTGGTATATCATATTGACCAGCGTTATAAACATCTGCAGGAACTGTTAAATTTGTACCAATATTTACTGTTGCGCTAACGCTAGTGGCATCTGTTAATTGTAAATCGTAATATTCATTAGTATCGTATAACTCTTGTATTTGTACGTTAAATTTAGGGGCTACTGTAACCAAATATGGCAAGTATTGTAAAATATTAGGATCTGTAACAACTAAGCTGGTAATTAATCCGTCCGGGGTTGTTTTACGAGTAAATGATGTTAATAGGAAATTATAAAACAAACGCTCTAAAGATAGAGCAGTACCTGTTAAATTATATTTTAATTTAGTGTAAGTTAAATGATTACGAGTATTAGCTAGATAAATTGCTATATCTTTAAGTCTACGTGCATAGCCAGTAATAACAGATTGTACACTTAAAGGATCATCAAAGTTTACGTTATTAAACAATTGCTTTTCGTCGTTATTACGAGCCGTAACCCCTAAAGACTGTAAAAATGCTTTATAATAATTTTGTACAGCATTAATAGCTGTTGAATTGGCTAAAGCATGATTAATATACCAGTTCTGTACATACGCATTGTATTGAGCATATGGATCTACAGGAGAAACGCTACTATTACGAATAATCCAATCTTGATAAGAATAAGGTTGAGTCAAATCTTGATTCGTTGACGTATTTGACGACGTTGTTAAAGCGTTAATTGTGTTAAAGACTGGCATATTATTAATTTATTAAACCCAATCCTTTATGTATATAGTAACTAAAGATTTTTTCTAAAGTACCACCATCGTTAACCCAAGCAGCATGGGAAGAAGCCTGTTCAGATAAAGTCGTCAGCGGGTCATCCCAGTTAACTAACCCAGCTACCTGTTGTTGATTAGTAACAGGACTATATACAAAGAAACGATAATTGTATTGTACTGGCGTCTTTAATCCCCAACCATAAAACGCACTTAACGGATATGTTGTTAAAGGATAAGAAGATAAAGGATAAGCGGTTGTTGGTAAAAAGTTTTGCAGATTGCGGGCTGTTATAGATGCATACGATGTAATTGCAGGTACTTCTAATAACTCGTAATATTGAGAGTTAAACATATCATTAACCACTATCTTTTGTCCTGCAGATACCATTGTCGTGCTTATATTGTATTCGGTTAATATTCCTCCTAAATTAGGAAAACCAGCACTTAAAGTAAAGTTACGGGCATCTTGAGAACGTGCACCCCACACTCTACTTTGTTGTACTGAATACAAATCATAAATTTTACCTAACCCTGGCGGTATGTTAGTATAATTAAAGTCATTAAGATTTAAATCTAACATTTCTGACAAAGAGTAAAATTGATTTACGTTTGATGTGAGCGGGTCTGAAGTGTTTTCTACAAAGTTAGTTATTTTTTCGTATAGCACCCCACCAAACGTATCTTCATTAGTTGCACTAGTACCTGCAATAGCAGATAAATAATCATTAAAAAATACTGTATTTTGAGCAATTGTTGGTTGTAATGCGTAGGATTTTAATTGAGCACCGAAATCAAAACCAGCTCCAAATTTACGTGCAAAATAAGTACTATTAAAATCTACAATGTCAAATTGCGGACTATAACCTGAAAAATGCTGACTGTATTTTACACTAGTTATTGTATTTGTAAGGGTGTAAGGGTAGAACCCTGATACAGGGTTTGCAGTCAAATCGTTTACATAATACAAGCCCGATATTGCTGTACTGTAGAGATAGGATTCAGCAGTACCAGCAGTTACATATGGTGTAAAAGCTGCTATATAAAACCCGCTGTTAAAGGCTACACTATTAAGGGTGTATGCAAATGTTTGTAAATCGTAAGAAGTATTGTATGTGTTTATTACACCACTAACAGGGGTTTCAAAATATATTTGTACGTTGCCTTGACCGCTTGGAGAAAATGTAATCGTAAATAAAGGAGCCCCACTTAAAATGTTTAATGGATAATTTAATAAAGGAGTATCTGAAAGGTAAGAATTTGTACCTGTTAAAACAGGGCTGTTAATTGTCATTACAAACCTACTAGATACCCCGGACCAATATGTACTTTCAAAAGGTACTTTACCGTTTAATGTAAAATCTATATGGTCTGGAATTAAACTCTGTACGTAATAATAAGCAGATAAGCTTACTGCTGTATTAGCATAGGCTGGAGTGTCTATGTAATCGTAATCTCTAGCAGGCGGGTTAGGTATATTTAAAGTGTCTAAATTTACCCATAATGTAGTAGGGTTTACGTAAGAACTAGAAACACTATTTACAACCATTGAAGGTAAGTCGTCTACATAGTAAAAATTAAATGAGCCAGATAAACCTACTTGTGTTCCTGAAGATGAAGGACGTCCATTATTATCAATTAATACCGGAGTACTGCTTATTGGTTGGTAGTTTAATAAAACAACTTCATTATCTAAAGAGGTTGCAGAAGCCGATGTAAATCTCCACCTTGGTCGTAAATTAATTAATTGACCATCAGGTACTTCTGTCCAAGGCTGAGATAAAGAATTATCAGCATAAAAAGTGAAATTAATGTTATTATTGTCTTGTAAACTAGTAAAATAATTTATTGTTAAAGGTACTGGTCCAGCTGAATTACCTGAATAATTAGATTGATAACCGTAAAACGTATAAATGTTGGTTGAAGGTATAGAAGTAGGAGTACCTGAAGATAACCACCCACTGGTAGACCAGTATAATTTATCTACAATAAAATTACTAGCTGTTACTGTTGTAGAAAACGTAAAAGGGTTAACACCAGCACGAGTGGTGAGTATCCAGTTAGCGTTATCTACGTTCACATCAAGAGAAGATGTTGGGCTTGCACCTGTAGAGAGATCTCCTGGATTATTATTATATAAACCTATTTTTATTTCATAAACTCCAGGCCAGTTATAAGTGTGGGTCGGAGCATATTCTGTACTATATGTACCATCCCCGAACCACCAAATAATGTTATAATTTGAAGTTATTGCAGCTTCAGTTATACCGGGCTGAGCACTTAAAGCACATGTAAAAGGAGTAGCTAGGGTAAAACCGCTTAATGGATTAGCTGTTAACCCACTAACAGTAATACCATAAAATGCACTTAGCGGTATTAACGAAATAGCCATATTAGAAGTTTACTATAGAAGTGCTTTGTGTTACACCAACATTTACTACTACTCTAGATAAAATATCGTTAATATTGTTTAAATATACAGTTTGAAAGTCTAATGTAGTAAATGTATGAGTTGTTGATCTTATATCGTTGTAAGGATAAGATGGGTTAAACACTATTAATGAAACCCCATTTATTTGATCCCCGCTACTTGTGTTTTGAGTTGCTATAGATTGTACTCCAGGTATAGCTAGTATTTGACCGGTTAAATCAGGTATATCTACAGTATAACCAAGAGTAATATTGGAAGGATTAAAATAGTTTTCTAATATTGTCTGTACATTACTTAATACTGTTGAAGCAGCTACTTTAGAATTGCTTGCCATATTAATAACTAAATTAGAGTTTGCTATATCACTATATACAACCCCGCTTGGTGAACCCAAACCTATAGTAATTGCAAGATATACTGGATCCATAACAATAACTTCAGTGGTTAAACCTTTTACGTTATTAAGAGATGAGTTGATTAACTGTTTTTGAGCTGGAGTTAAATAGTTTACTGTACTATTAGATAGTAATGCAGTTGCTTTAGGCATTACATAAACATATACATTATTAAAGTTTACCGCATCAGCAAAAGCCATTTGATTATATAGCACTCTATAATCTGTACCAGGGCTAGTCAAACCAATACTGTAAAGGTATTGTAAGTGTTGACTTACATATTGATTATTATTTAAAACTGCAACACTGTTAATAATGTTTGCAAAATTATTTGTTACATATGCTTTATAATCCCCTGGGGTGACCACTCTAAATTGAGATCTAAATGAAGCAGGCGCGTTTTTACGTATACTAGCTACTGTTTCTACATCTGTAAAAGTAGTAGAAATAGTATTATTAGAAAATTGTAGGCTTATTATATTAGCATCGTTTAATAGAGTTAAATCGCTGCTGATAACGTCAGGAGAAATAGAATTAAACTGAGCAGTATTGTAAATGGCAGGTATTTGGCCGTTTAATGCCCCTACACCTACTTGACCTGCGGTGCCTGCTGTTTGTAGATAATAAACTGCTACCTGATCTCCCGCTCCAAGTTGTATACCGTTAATACCGTCGCCAAATTTAATTTCATAATGCAAATCACTATTTAACCGTATTTCATAAGAAGAATCTGTTGCGTTTTGCAAATATAAAGATTCAGTCTTGTTCCACTGGGTCCATTTGCCAGTACTGGCTTGTTTTACATAAACATCTATATTAAAATGATCAATTGTTACATTAGTACCTGGAACTAAGTACAATATTTCATTAGATTCCCCGGCAGCTGTATAAAGCGGGTATTCAATATAACTACCTTGATATAACAGATACTGATTAGCTACATCACCTAGTTCCTGTATGCCTGAAATTGTTTTAGTAAACGTAACATCACTATTAAAAGAATAAGAAGCATTACCTAAACGTAAAAATGTATAACGCGGTATTGTATATGTACCTACAGCTAAATTAGCTGTTGCAGACACGTCGAAGGATAAAGTCGATGTTTGAGCACCTATAGGGGAATAGTTAATAACATTAACAATACGGTTAATGTTTTCATAAAGTTGAGCTTCCGTAAACATCGTTTCTGTTGATGTTTGGTTCATATAATACATTAATGTATGAAAAGCATACGAAATAATGTTATTAACAGCTGTAATATTCGAACCCTGAAAGTTTTGATCTGTAAATAAACCTTCTGTGTTTAAACGAGAAATAATGAAATCTCTTAACGAAAGCGCATCAAACGCAACGTATTGGTTGGATGTGATGTTGAGATTACTTGCGTCTGTAGTGGTATTCATTATTGTATTGGAAGAAGGGTATACCCGTTATTGGTTAAAGTGCCTGGGATATTAATAGTTGTATTCAATGACGGGATTAAGATACTTAATGTAATTGCCATAGAATTATCGTCCGGGTTAACACTTATGTCTATATTCTTTACAGAAACCCTCGGTTCAAAAAAAGTAAGATTTTTTAATATTGTTTGACCAACTAAGTTTGCAGTAGTATTAGTAGCTGGCATAAACAAGTACTGCATTAAGTTTAAACCATATTCTGGATTTAATAAGTTTTGGCCAGGTATTGTATTAAATAGATTGTTAATAGAGTTAACAATGGCTGCTTGATCATAATCTATTGCAACATCTCTTTGAACTGGCTTATTGAAATCCAAGTGCAGATCTACAAAGTCATATTTGTTGACTGTTTGTATATTTTGTAGACCGCTAAAAGTAATACTTGCCATATAAATTACTTAGGAACAAAGTATAAAAACGTAAGTAATAATATACCTTTTATGAAGAACAGCAAGTTTATACATCTTTACGAAACCGTTTATAATCGTTACAAGCAAGGCGCCGGCTTTTTAGAGGGCGATGTGGTTAAGCTTAAATCCGATTATAAATCTATGGATTGTTATAAATCGTTAAACGAAACGATTAAAATACGTATTGAAACTGCTGCTAAATCTGGTTTTAATATGCGCTTAGGTCGTTTACATACACCTAATGCTCAATTCGGTTCTTTAGGTTATGAAAAACTACCAGCTACTCATGCTGATGTTTATTCTGAAATGTCTCCAGGTAATGTTGGTAATTTAATGACAGTACCAATAGATATTTTAGAAGAAATAGACACAGGGGTAAATCTACCTCCTGTTTCGCCAAATAACAAGCGCCCTAATGGTGCATCTCAAGATGCTGCTGAATGGGAATCAAATCCTGATACTCCAGAAACAAAAGAACAAAATCATTTAGGTCACGAACAAAATTGGATTAAAAAAGGTGATTATAAATTAGCAGAAAAAGATAAAAAGTCTTCAGTTGGTGCTAATGAGCATGATGATTCAAAACCATCAGAAGAATACGAACCATTACCTAAAAACAAGATGAAACCAAAGACTTTAAAAGAGTCAGAAGAAATTTTGAGCGGTCTTTATATTAAAATACTTAATGAAGACGTAGGTATGATGGGATCTGGTGCAGAATCAAGCTATAGTGAAGAGGCAGATGTGTGCCCAACTTGTCATCATAATCCATGCACATGTGATGAAGCACCTGTTGGTATGGCAGAAGAAGAAATATGTCCAGCTTGCGGTGCAGAAGTTTGCGGTTGCACTCATAGACAAATGTTTAGTGATGGACGTTTAAAAATTGAACCACATCATGTAAAAGATGAATGTTGGAACATGGAAGAAAACAAAATGATTGACGAATGTTGGGGAATGGATGGCAATATTAAAGAAGAGTGCTGGAGAATGGAAGAAGGCACAGGTATGCCAACCAATCCTGAAGTAAGTCAAGAAACAGGACAACAAAGCCCTACACAGGGAGAAGATGGACCTTTAGAAGAAGTTAATAAAGTTGCTAAAAACCAACCAAAAAGAGGCTATCTACCAGGTGGCCATCCAGATGATGGTGTTACTATTAAAGCGCACCCAAATTCTTACCTATCATAATTGACTTAATGCTATAAGACAAGAAAAGAAATTAATTTCTTGATCCATAACTAAAGCCGAACGATACAAATATTCAGAGACTTGCAGTAATGCAAGTCTTTTTTTATCTTCTGCTAACGAGCCTTTATATATAGCATTAAATAGGTCTTTCATTAACTTTGGGTAGTCGTTACCGAATGTTTGCTCCGATTCTATAACAAACTTACGTAGAGACATTAAGTCTTCTCTATTAGTAAGTTTAATTAGGATATCTTCAGCGAATCCCTCGTTATTAATAGTGCTCTGTAGTTGTAATACGCCGTTAATAACACTACGTTGTATATGATTAATAATTCTACGTAAATCTGGATAATAGTACCGTATTACTTCTTTAATACGTTCTGCTTGTTCGTTATTAATCTTAACGTTTTCTTCCTTTAATATATGTACTATACGTTTAGCGTATTCTCTAATAGGGGGTGTGAAATCAGTAAAAACCTGACAACGAGATTGTATTGGTTGAATAATACGATGTAAGTAATTACCAGTAAGAATAAAACGAGTGTTACCAGCATATTCTTCCATAACATTACGTAATGCTCTTTGACCAGCATCAGTAAAGTTATCAAATTCGTCAAGAAATATGACTTTAAGTTTACCGTCAATACTCTTGGTTTGAGCAAACGTTAAAATAGAAGTACGTACCTCATCAATACCGTTTTTTTCGCTAGCGTTTATATACAGATATTGAGCGTCTAGTATTTCATTAATAATTACCTTAGCTAATGTGGTTTTACCGGTACCGGCATTACCTACAAGTAGTATGTTAGGTATTTCTTGTTTACGTCTACATTCTTCTATAAATTGACGTAAATAATCAGAAAGTACCATATCGGCCAGTTTAGATGGCCTGTATCGTTCCGTCCATATTGATAGTAACTGTTCATTAATTGTCATTATATAGTAAAGCTGAACGAACCATCGTTATTAGCTGTCATTTTTTTGTTGTACGTATCTACTGGAGTTGCTAGATTATCAGAAGAGCCAAACCCCTTTTCCCCACGAGTTGTTTCGCTTACTTGATCGGTCCATTCAATGTCGGCCTGAATAAGAGGGTAAACAATTAATTGAGCGATCTTATCGCCTGGTTCAAAGGTTTGATCACCAAAACCAAAATTATAAAGCTTAATACCCATATCCCCTCTATAAGGATTATCAATAATACCAAAATGAGGGAATATATGCTTCTTAAACCCAACACCAGATCGGCCTTCAACACGAATCCAATAACCTGGGGTAATGTAACCAAGCTTTAAACCAACTGGAACTGTAGCCCAGCCTTTACCAGGTATTGTAACCTTTTCTACTGCTGTAAGATCTAATCCAGAATCGCCTGTATAAGGGTCTGAATGATTAAACTTTGGTAACACAGCTAAATTGTGTGTTTTAACGAATTTAATATTAACTGGGAATGACATAATGTATGAGTATAAAGTATATTATTGATAAATCAATGGCTTACATAAATATTATTAATGAATCCTCCGTTACCGGATAATAAGCCATCAGATAATCAACAGATAATAGATCAAATAGATGATTTTATTGACGGTTTAAATATAACTAAAGAGGAACCACAAGCAACTTCTGAAACAGTTACAATTCCAATTAATGTACCTAAAACACCAGAAGATATGCAAGCTTTTGTGTTGCAACACTCAGCAGGTTTGGTAGAAAACAGTGTTAAAAGCATAATGGAATTACAAAAATTGACAGTGGCTACCGGTGACCCGGAAATGATGGCTGGTTTGGCTAGTTTAATTGCTGCAAGTACCGGTGCTATAGAAACAGTTAATAAAATACATTTACAGCATAAAAAGGCTGAAACCATTAAAGAGGTTAAGAAAATTGAAATAGAAGGCAAGAAAGAAATACAAAAACTTAAAAATGATGGGTATCTTAACTTGCCAGCTGGTCAAACAAACATACTAGTAGCTACTAGAGAAGAAATTATAGCACAATTAACTGGTAAGGCTAAAGCTAAAGCAGTAGAAACTAATGTTATTGAACTGTCGGCGTCTGAACAGATTGTGGTGCCTGCTGTTTAGTGATTTTATCCTTTACAGCTTTATAGTGAGCGTTAATTAACATTAATAGCACTAAACCACCTATTACAGCACCTACTACCCACATAGGTATAGTAGCAGCTACATAGGCTAAACCTAAAGAAGCTAAGCATCCGATACCCAAAGTCACACTCTTTAATAGTACTGCGAGTATTAAGAATAAAATACCTACACCTACTAAAGC